TCGGGCCCCACTCCGTCCGTGTGGCAGCGGCTCGGGCACCACGCCGTTAAATATCGCTGGCCGCTGCCGGGAAGCAGGAAGTATGGCCGAGAATGACGAAGCGCTTGAAGCGCTGGAGGCCGAGGAAACAGAAAGCGGCGAAACGGGAGATACCGACGCCGAGGAAGCTGAGAGTTCGGATGCGGCAGAGGGGGCGACTCCCGAACTTGAAGCGAAGGAAACCAGTGACCAGGGCAGCGGTGAATCCGAGTCCGCGACGGCCGAATCCGCAGCCGAGCAGATTGCAGCTTTGGCGGCACGAATTGACGGAATTGCCGGTGAGATAAGCGAGATTAGACGCTGGTTCAAAATGTCGACGGTCGCAGAAGATGGGGGTGAAGATGGGCCAGAGGACTTGTCATTCGACGCACTCGCGGACTTCATCATCGGAGAAAATTGATCCCATTTTCTGGGAATTCATGGAAAATATGATCAGAGGACGATAATGCAGAAAGCAACCAACAAGCAGATTCTGGACACCATTCACGCCAACGCAAGCCCACTCTACAAGATGTCGGTTCCTCAGGCCACGAGGACGAACATCAAGGCGCTGGGAAAGAAAATCATGAAGGACCGCTCGGTCTACAATGAGTTCATGAACGCCTTGATCAACGTCATCGGCACTATTACCGTTCAGGGAATGGATCTTTGGGAGAATCCCTTGAAGGGCTTCAAGCGTGGAAAGCTTGAAGCCGGCGGGCGTATTGAGGACATCTATGTGGGGATGGTCAACGAAGAGACTTGGTATGCCAACGAAGACTATTCCGATGGCGAGATTTGGAAGCGCAATCTTCCGCCCGTTGAATCTTTGTTCTATGAAACCAACAGGACCCCGATGTACGAGGTTTCGGTGAATCATTCTTTGCTTGGGCGCGCTTTCCTCAGTGATACGGGCCTCAGTGATTTTGTGGCGCAGCTGATGGCTGCCCCGCAGAAGCGTGACGAGTACAACGAATTCCTGTCCATGACGTCATTGTTCTCCGATTACAATGACAACAATGGATTCCACAAGATTCACTTGCCGAACATTAATTCGCTTGATGCAGCGGAAGCGGACATCAAACAGGCTTTGAAAGTGTTTCAGGCCACGGCTGGAAACATGTCTTTCCCGGATACCAAATTCAACGCGTTGAAGGTTTTTCAGCATTCAAAGCGTGACAAGATGCATCTTTTCATTACGCCGGAATGTCTCGCGAACATCAATGTCGGCGCGCTGGCGGTGTTGTTCAATATGGACAAAGCCGAGATTCCTTTCCGCATTCATGAGATTCGGCAGCAGGAACTCAATATTCCGAATGCTCAGGCCATTTTGGTGGATGAAAAGTTCTTTGTTTGCGTGGATACTCTTTATGAGAATACGTCTATTCAGAATCCGAAGGGCTTGTATTGGAATTACTTCCTGCATCATCATGAGATTATCTCCTATTCCTTGTTTGCGAATGCAGTGCTGTTCACGTCCGACAACGTTGCAGAAACTTATCTTCCGACCTCTGAGATTGAGTCCATCACCGCTGTGAACATCACGGACGTTGACGGTCAGCCCGCCACTGAATTGCAGCCCGGATTCATGTACCGGGCGCGAGCGGTGGCGAAGAAGAAGACCGGGTCCTCTGAAGTTTTGGAGGATATGATTCTCTATACCATTGATGACGCGCGCTCTCAGCGCACTTATTGCACTCCGGACGGGGATATCCGTATTGGGCGGGATGAGCCGAACGGCACCATTCACTTGACCGCAAAAGCCTTTGACAGCAAGACGGTTTCCAAGACCATCGAATTGACCGTCAAAGGCAAGAACATTGATTGGCCTGTTCCGTGAGGCAGGCGAGTAAAGCCATTCAGACCTTGGAGGGGGCGTTGCGCGGCAACCTCCCTCCGGGGTGTTGGTTTGGGCAGGACATTGGAGAGCCCAACATCGTTGTCAGGGATGGCAAGAAAATCGACCTCAACTTTGAGCATTCCTCTGGTTACGCGCTTGACGTCATGGTTGTTCCCAAAGTGGGGCAACGAGCGCGACTGGAACAGCGCGCCAAAGCGTTTTCAATCATTGATTGGTGTCTTGAGAATTCTAAAGCCATTGGGCTTCGGTGGCTGATCTGGGACTACTACGATGACCTTTGCGCCTGCTCTTACAATCCGTCCCGGGGTTCGTGGAAGCGGCTTTACAGGGGAGGGGTGTCCGAGGCCCATGCTGACCATGTTCACATTTATCTTGATGGCTCTGGCGCTTTCAGTAATCTTGTGATGGCCGCTTTGAGCCGTTGGAAAAACATTACTGGAAAGGGGGTGAAAGAATTGACCAAGGATGAATTGCACAAGGAACTCAATGAGAACCCTGTTATCAATGAGATTGCGTCGCGAATTGGAATGGTCGCGACCATCAATGAAAAACTTTTGAAGGAGTTGATTGAAGAGATTAGGCAGTTGCGTGCCTCCGTATCTTGATCTTGTATTCGCCGCTTCTGTGCTCGCTTCAGTAGGTGTCCTCTACGGGCACCTACTGGTGCGGGTCAAGGAACTCGAAAGCAATCTGAAACACGAAAACAATCGAATAAACAAACTCTGGGCAGCCTATCGCCGGCTTGTCGACATGTACTACAGGTACAGGCGCGAGAACAGCCCTGAACCTCCGGAATTGGAGGATATTTGGAAGGAGAAAAATAGTGCTTGAAGTAATGTCCGTGCCGGCCATTATTGCAATGGTCAACGCATTCAAGAAACTTAATCCACCGGCGTGGTTGTTGCCATTCGTGGCCGTGCTGCTGGGCGTGACCACGCAATGGCTCGATCCCGACCCTGCACGTATCTGGCAGGACCGGGTTGCCAAGGGGATCGTCGCGGGGCTGGCCGCGGCCGGCCTGTATGACGTGACCCAGCCTTCTAGACAGGGGCCCACTCACGCCGTATAATCGCACACATGAGCGATAAGGCATTCGTCCCCGACCCGGACACCTTCAGGGTGCCCGGGTCGGCCTTTTCCTACGATCTTTGGACTGCCGGAACAGAAGTTTTTATTTGTAATGTTCCGTGGGATGCTGAGTACAACAATGTAGTCAAATTCGGCACCCCCGGGGAATTGAAAGACTATTTGAGGGAATCACCCGGCAAGCATATAAAGCTTGACAACATATCGTATGCCCGCCCTGATCAGGACATAATTCTTGACATCCCGGTGAATGAGGCCTACAAGTACAATTACATGTGGGTGCACAATGCCGCCACCCACAATGATGTTCCTGGAGATTACTTTTACTTCATCCGCGGCGTTTCACACGTCGCCCCTCAAGCCACGGCTTTTCATCTACAATTGGATGTCTGGCAGTCTTTTACTTGGGAACTGGAACTTGGCAGGTGCTTCATTGAAAGGTCCCATTACGCTTTCAAGGTGTCGGGGGTTGATTCTGCTGATCAGATAAAGAATCTTCTTGTTCCCGAAGGGTTGGACCTTGGATCTGACCTCGTTGAATACTTCTATGACATTAACCAGATAAAAGCGCCGGAAGCGCGTGACCCGTATTCCATTGTTTTCCTTGCTTCTGCCGATCTGACGACTTCACCGGGGAATGTGTCCGACCCTGTTTTGACAACGTCTCAGGGGACTCAAGTCATCTTGCACACCAATGTTCGGCATGTCGGTGTGAACAACCGTGGGGAGCACAAGACCTATACCGTGGGAATTGGGTCGGATATTTGGTTGTGTCCGATATCGGAATTCACTGCGGCGCTTTCAGCGCTGAAAGATGCTCCGTGGGCGTCCAAGTCAATTTACGGGTGTTATCTGGTGCCGGGTTTGGGTCGTTCTTCTGGTTATCCGTCGACGTCTTTTCTGGGAAACAATAATTCGATCAACAAATTGCAGGGCGGCGCGCGGGATTACAACCTTACGGTTGTGAAGGACATGTATCAAATTGCGCGTAATTATCTTCCGCCACGGTATAGGGGTCTTGCTAAGCTTCTTACTTCTCCCTATAATGTGATTGAAATGACAACTTTTACTGGAACTTCTGTAATTTTGAAGCCGGAATTCTTTGCCACCAAAGAACTTTCCGTGAGGGTTGGGATATCGAATATTCCACCCACTCCACGAACTGTTATTTTCCCGGTGAATTACATGCGACGTGATCTTAAGGACATGTATTCGGGCGCATATTTGGACTCGGCCACATTGATAGCAAACTTCCCTTCGTTGCCGATTGTGTCGGATTCGTACACGGCCTTTATGGCTGAGAACAAAAACTCTTTGGCGGCAGGGTACGCTTCAGCGGACTGGGGATTCCAGAAAGCCAACATGGGGGCATCCAATGCTTTTTCTCAAGCAATGCTGGGAATTGATGCCGCAAATCAACAGGCACGCCTTGGGCAACACGTGAACAACATGAACGCCGGACTGGCCTCTGACATGAATTTGGGTAAATCCATTCAGTCGGGTGCGAATGCCGCAATCAATGGCATTGCATCGGCCCTTCAGGGCAACGTTGGCGGCGGGTTGTTCTCGGGTGCCATGGGCGTCGGAAACGCCTTTGTGGATTACAACTTGAATCAACACCAAATAACCCAATCCACCGCCATAAACAATTACGAACTTGGCGCTTCCAATCAAATAAACACGAATTTGTCACGGCAGATTGCAAACAGCAATTTGTCACTGGCGAAAGCCGTTGCATCCGGTGATCGCGCAATGGCAATTCAGTCTCTGAATGCCCGCGTGCAGGACGCCAAAATGCTACAGCCCGGTGTTTCCGGTCAGCTGGGTGGCGACTTCCTCACATTGATTCTCGAACAGGGATTCACGGTTAACTTTCGATTCAAGAGAATTGACGATTCCGCCCTGGTCAGGGTGGGGGAATACTGGCTCCGATACGGCTATGCCTTGAATCGCTACGCGAAACCGAGTACCTTGACGCCAATGAGCAACTTCACTTATTGGAAAATGGCGGACGTGAACTTTGCTCACTTTGATTGTCCCGAATTGTACAAGAACACCATTGCCGGCATATTCATGCGCGGAACTACTATATGGAAGAAGCCGCGCGACATCGTTTATCTGGATATTGCAGACAATGAATTGACGGCCCCGAAGGAGGTTTTGTAATGGCCAAACGAAAAGGGCAGAACCCCTATGATGCATATTCCCGCTTCCTGCCCAGAAAAGCACAGAATGTTCAGGCAGGGCGTGCCATAGGGTATTTTGACAAACTGTACGAATGGTATATGGCCCGCGTTGAATGGGAGGGAATGCCGAAAGAGATAGATCGTCGATACGTGGAAGACGCGCTCGCGTGGGGCGGATTGGTTGTATTCTACTTTGATCCCCGGTTGGGTGAATTCGTGTGCCTTTCCGCCACACAGACGAACGCTTTGGACATGTATGGAAACCCCACGGAATTCCTCACCAACCCGCGCGGCGCCTATACTCCTGTTCGTCTTTCCATTGATGATTGCGTGCCTATTTGGGGCACCAACTCCCGGGTCGGCGTGATTGATAATCTCATGGATTTTGCGGAACGGCTCGGAGCAATAGACACCACATTGGACATTCTGGTTCAGGGAATGCGCGTCACCAGGGTGATCACCTGCCCCGAGGAACAAAGGCACACTTATACGCAAATCATGAAGGAACAGCAGGACGGCACTCCCGTCATTTTCGGCTATGATTCCTTGGACATATCCGCAATCAGCGCACTGGACTTGAAGATCGACCCCAATCTGCTACCCCGGCTGCGCCATGAATTCAATCAAGTTTGGCGCTCCGCAATGACATTCATGGGAATCACAAGCGTCAATGAAGACAAAGCAGAACGGCTTGTCGCGGATGAGGCATCCGGGCAGGACGGGCAGGTTTTGATATCTCGGAATTCTTTCATTCAGCCGCGTAAATTGGCGGCTGAAGAGATTAATCGCAAGTTCAATTTGGACATTCGACCGAAGTGGTGTTTCGACCCTGAATCGATCCCCGACCTGTTGCTCACCGAGGAAGGCGGTGCTTTGAATGTCTAGATACACAATGCCCTTTTCCAGCGCACTGAATTACGCGAAGAAAATGGGGATCCCCACGGGTTTGGAAGATTATCCGATATTCGACGAATCCTACCGCGAACGGTTGAATGGTCTGATCGTGGACACCTACATGTTCCGGGAGATTGGCTATGAGACTCCGGAGCAGTTTTTCAAGGCATTGGGCCGTAAAATGCGGTTGATAATGCCTACCATGAATCGAGCCTATCTCGCAATCAAAACCGAGGACGGCACAATTCTGGACACTTATCGGAGCCACAACAGGACAACAGGCACGTCCGAAACCACCGGCTCCGAAAGTGGAAACACAAAAGCGAAGTCAGCCACAAGCAGCGGCGTTATCAATTCCAATTTTCCCCAACAAATGCTTGCAAGCAATGGAGACTACGCAACCTCAGGAACACAAAATGTCACCGAAGGCGACAACACAACCAATTCCACCGGCTCCAGTGCTTCACACAACGACAATGTACAGACGTCCGATTCCTACGGACGCTCTGGCTCGTATGCGCAGTTGTTGAATGAATATTTTGAGTCATTCGTGAATATTGACGAGGTCGTTATCGCGCGGCTGGCTCCTTTGTTCATGGGAATTTGGGGCGGACAGGATTCGTTCTTTGCCTCGGATTCCATATTCGCTGACTGCATCTATCCGTATCCCTACTACCCATTCAAAAGGTGAAAAATGCCCGACAATCAAGATTGGATCATTAATCCGCTTCCTGAGATTGGCCCCATTAATTCCGTGGTGCCGTGGACTTATGGTGATGCCTATTCGTTTCTTGAGATTCTCACTGAAACCCGTGAGAAGATGCAGGAGATTCTCAAGGGTTTCAAGATTCAGGACAAGCACATTCGCGATTTTGTGAATGATGTTTCGAGCAAGATCAATGAATTCGTGGCCAAATTTGTTCATCATACCGTGACAGAGGATGACAAGGGCATCATTCATTTTGCAATGATGAACGGTTCCGAGGTACTCACGTACACCACGAAGCAGTTTGACAAGGTGTTCAGTGAATACAAGAACGCCACCGATTCGCGCATAGCAACAATTCGAGAAGAACTTCAAATAACTCTCAGCAATGCACAGCGAGACATTAACAATGCACTCGCCGCGCAGAATGAAAGACTGATCAAAAAGATTGAAGACGGGCTCGCGGCAGAGCGCGCCTTCGCGGAGAAGAAAGCAAACAGGTACTATCATGTTGTTACCGATTATGGTGCAAAGGGCGACGGGCAAGCGGATGATAGCTCAGCAATTGAAGCAGCAATTGCAGCAGCAGGGAAGGGAGGTCACATTTATTTTCCGAAAGGGGTATACAAAGTAACCCGAACTCTTTCTTTCCTTCAGGATCAGTATATTGAGGGAACCTCAGGGTCGTGGGGTGACAATGTCCCGAATTCTGCCATCAAATTCGATATTCGGGATGGCAAGGGCGTTTACTGCGAATACGGAAACGTATTTGAAAGAATGCGATTCGATGGACCGGGATTCAATGTTCTCGGCTGCATCGGAATGCACGTCAAGAACTATGCAACCGTGCGCGACTGTGGCTTCTATCATTGGGACAGGGCAGTGTATTGCGAACAGAATTGGTACTCTGAATTCGCACGCTGTAAATGGTATTGGAACAATACCGCAATGGACGTGAATTACTGCTACAACTTCGCAATCGTAGAGCCGCATATTATTGCTGACCGTGGGGACAAGCGCGGCGTGAATGGCATTCTTGTGCGCGAAGGATCCATGATTCGCGTGACCGGCGGCGCCATTGAAGCCTACCAAACCGGCATATCAATGGAAGCAAATTGCGCGGTCTATGTGTCGGGTGTGTATTTTGAGACCGACAAGCAGATTACCGCGGAGCAGCGTCGTGCGGTGTTTTTCAAGGGTGGCGGTTCCACGCTGACGATGATTGGATGCCAAATTTATGTGCCCAATCACAAAGCCGTTGTAGATGCCACAACCGGCGGCGCCGGCGAGAATATCAATATGATTGGCAATTTTTACAAAGGCGGCGCCGCAAATGAAGACGCCGGATTCATAATCGACACGAACGAGGCCACTCCCGGAGCTATGCAAGTGGTCGCAATCGGTGAAAACAACACCAACACTTCGCATAATGCTTACCGCTATGTTCGGCCGAAGATGATTCAGTCCGGCATCTACACGTTCCCTTATCGCGCTTTTCCGAGTCGCGGTGGAAGCCGAACCGTGGTGGCCGGCCAGAATCTTGCCGTTCCCCGAGAAGGCGCTGTTGTGACCGGATTTGGAAACAAACTTCCTGCATTCGGTGACGAAAAAGACATGGTGGGTGCTATGTACTGGCATGAAGATAAAAATAAGCTTTGTATTTTCACCCCTGAGGGGTGGAAGTATGCTGACGGAACAGCGGTATAATGGCCTTCGGCACTGCTGAACTAAATGTAACAATCCATGTGCTGGGATTGGTGGAATCCAATCTAAGCTACACGGATATTTACACCGGGGACCCCATAACCATTGGCATCATGCAATGGTATGGGGTCCGCGCCGGACGTCTCATATCGCGAATACGCAAATACGATCCCGTTGGCTACGCAATGCTGCCCAGCAGATTGAAGCAAAAGCTGGAATCTCAAGGGCCATCCAACGAGTCATGGAATTCTTTGTGGTTGCGGAAAGAGGAATTGCAGCCAATCCGGAACGTCATGGTGCGACCCCTCGTTAAATGGGTTCAGCACGTTACCGCAAACCAGGACATGGGCGACTATTTGGTTCGTGCGAAGAAACTCGGAATCGATCCCGACGTTGTCCCGAAGACTGCGATAATGTTCATCGTGTCGAACCATCAATGGCCCGTCGGCACGAACAAAGCCGTGAAAATAGCGGGCTCGAATCCGTCATTGGACAAATACATGTCCGCTTTGCGTGCCGTTGGTGGGTCATTTACCAAATATTGGTCTCGTTATACGAAAGCAAAAGCGGCGATAGACAAGTGGGACACTTCGCCGCCATTCAAGGGTTATACCATGAAACCCGGAATGCGCGGCGGTGTAGAAGTCGACCCATATTCCGGAGATACACTTCCCGGAACGCCGGGCGGGGACGACGGAGGGGGCGGGGGCGGAGACACGCCACCTGAACCAAAACCGCCCGATGACAACGACAATTCCGGCTCCATTGAAGTCAAATATTTGCATGAGATAAACGGCACAATGTGGGCGATTTTTACCGATGGCAAACACCAGCAATTCTCCAAGGGTTATGGTGGAATATGGCGGCCGAAAGGACATAAATCCTCCGGGCGCGTTCCCGGCTCGGATGACGATAACGACACGCCACCGACTCCACCTGATCCCGGCCAACCGTCCGGTAAATTCTCTTTGCCCGTAGCGAAGGGCAAATATCGGATATCTGCGGGTTGGGGCGCCACGGGGGCTTGGGCTCGTTATCACACGGGCACGGACTTCGCGGGCGCGGCCGGCACCCCGCTGCTGGCCGTGACGGATGGCGTCGTGGTCGGCGACACGGCCGGCTCTTGGGCCGGGAATCACGTAGCCATCCAATCCACGGCCACCGGGGAAAGTTATATGTATTGCCACGCTCAAAAGGTTTTGGTGGCGAAAGGCCAGAAAGTCACTGCTGGGCAGACGGTTGCTCTAATGGGCCAGACGGGTCGCGCTTTTGGTGTGCACTGCCATTTTGAGTATTATCCGAAAGGAATAACCCCCGGGAATATTTATTCTTCCAAGGATTGCATTCCATGGCTGAAACGGTTGGGGTTGAATCCGTGAGCAAATTCTATTCATTCGATGCCATTGATGCCAAGAATGGCACATACAACTTCATTGTTGGCGGGCGCGGAATTGGTAAAACCTATGGGGCGAAGAAAAAGGTGATACTTGACTTTCTTCGTCTCGGTTATCAATTCATTTATTTACGGCGATATCGTGAAGAGCGAATGGCTGCTGCGAACTTCTTTGCCGATGTCGGTCAGGAATTCCCCGACGACGAATTCCGTGTTCATCAGCACGAATTACAGCACAAAACCTTGGATGATAAATGGGAAACAATGGGCTACGTAGTGGCCCTTTCCACCGCTCAAAAGCTTAAATCAAAGGTGTTCAACAATGTCCATACCATCATCTTTGATGAATTCATTCTTGAAAAAGGATTCACCCGATACATCCCCGACGAAGCCAGCGCATTTAACAATTTTTATTCGACCGTGGACCGGTGGAACGATCGAGTCAAAGTATACTTCTTGGCCAACGCTGTATCCATCAATAACCCGTACTTCGTCGCATACAAAATAGACGCAGATAGGGAATGGGTGAAAAGAAAGCGCGGCTTCATTGTCGTGCATTTTCCCCAATCCACTGAATTCAACAATGAGGCCGAGAAAACCAAATTCGGGCAATTCATAGCCGGAACAGAATACTACGACTATGCTCTTGGAAACCAATTTGCGGACAACACCCCGAAAATGATTGGAGAAAAGCCACCTTCCGCACGATACTTCTGCTCTGTTGAGATAGAAGGATATTGGATATCACTTTGGAAGTTCGAGAGACAAGGAAAACGCTGGTTCTACGGTTCATCAAAACAGCCACGGGAAACCATTGAATTCACAATGGACCCGCAAAAAGTAACTGAGGAATGTGTCTATCTAGCGAAGAATGCTGACTTGACAAAAGCATTCCGGACCGCTTTTGGACATGGTCGCATGCTGTTTGACAAGCCGGCAACCCGAAACCAATTCCTATCCATTTATTGACAAAAAAGAAAAGGCCCCGCGTTGTGCGGGGCCTTTCGGTCAATCCGGAATCTTTCCCTCAATGAATTCCAGATACTTTGCATGAGCGGACAACAGAATACTACTCATGTGCACGTATTCATCCATAGTGATGAATTCGTGAAGAAACAGGCCTCCAATCATGGACAGCGCCGCTTCCAGAGAGTCTTCACATTCCTTCAGTGCGTTGCTGAAGTTTTTGCGAACGAAAGCAGAGTGATGCTCACGCACGCTCTCTTTGACCTCTTTCAAGTGATTAACAAATTCATCCAACATACTTGTACTTCCTCATGTCCTTGATCTTCTCGGCAAGAGCGGCACAGCGTCGCTTTGCGGTGTGCTCAATATCCGAGGTCAGTTCGGCGAAGTCGAAACTGCTAATCTCGTCCCTGTCGTACAGTCGCCTGATGTTGCGATACTTTCGATCGTAGTCGTCATCGATGTTGTTGATTGCATTTTCAGCGAACCACTTCATCCGATTATCGCGAAAACCCGTGAGTTCTTCGCGAAGATCGGTAGTGCACTTGAGCGCCATTTTACTTCCTTTCTAGAGGAGGGGCGCTGTTGCACGCCCCTCCAAAGTTTTGTCAGTTGAATTTGTCGTGGGAAGTGAAGGCCCACCAAACGAGACCGATACGTGCGTTCTTTTCGACCTGTTCAATGTCCTTGTAGACGATACCCAGACGATCATTCAGGGCCTCATAGATAGCCTCCAGTGCATCATCGTAGCAGGCTTCGCAACACCCTTTCGCCTTTTCAGCTTCTGCAATGAGCTCGCCATGCGCGTAGGTGACGTCCATGGAAAGCGTGATTCTCGCGGCCGAGTCCTCAATACCGTTGATTGCCGCGAACGTGTGAATGAGTGCGCAATTGATGTTCTGTTTCATTCTTTTTCCTCCTTGTGAGCGTCAATCAACAGATTGACTCTTTTGATAGCCAGTTTGACGGCCTGTTGTTCGACGAACTCCCGTTCTTCCTCCGGGAGTCTGATTGCGTGGATCATTGACAGCTTGTACCTATGGAGCGTGAACTCAAGATCACGCATGGCCGGTCTACGCTCATTGAGCGGCAGCTTGCCCAGTAGTTCTCTTGCCTCGTTTGCAAGTTGTGAAAGTGGTTTGCTCATTGCTACCTCTATTGAGTTTTCATACTCGTGATCAACCTTGGTTTTTGTTCCTTGTTTGACCTTGTGCCTCTAGGCTACCACCTAAATTTTCTGGCTGTCAACTCTGGCAGCTAAAAATTTTTTCTCGGCGTTTCGTTCGAATAACTAGTTGAGGAATAAAAAATCCGCTCCCCGGCCGGAGGAAGAGCCGGGGAGCGGTGCAAAGGTGTAGCTGGTCAGCCCTCGATGGCCTTGCGAAGCTTGGCCTCAGAGAAGCCGTACAGCCGCGCCACTGCCTCT